TTGTAACGCGCCACTAAAACTGCGACGGAACGCGGATTAAATTGAGACGACGCATCGGAACGACAAATCAACAAGATGCGGCCGCCTGGTATCGGCTGTTACCGGCCGTTGAACGCGCGGTAACCAGCCCTTCAAACTCGGCCTAAATTGTAACACCCGCACTCCATCCGGTAGCCACCTTGTAGGCCGAAAGCACCTGCTCGTCCTGGATATAGGCCAGCCAGCCCTCGGCCGGTGGGTAGAACACCCAGGCGGCGCCGTCCCACACGGCCACGGCGTCGTCCTGGCCGGCCCAGGCGCCGGTGGCGCTCGGGCCGACGATGTAGCGATCGCCCGCCGTCGGCGTGCCAGGTGGCGCGGTCAGGTCGCGGTCGATGATCGACAATTGGCCCAGGACGCGGCCGATTGCCAGCAGATTGGCGTCCATGTCGCTGCCCCAGCCGCTCTCGCCCTGGCTCCAGCCGTATTTGATCCCGCTGTTCGGTTCGGTGCTCGCTGGCATGTCTATGCCCCTCCGTAGTAGTTGCCGTAGTGGTAGCCATAGCCGGCGCGGTCCAGGGTCAGGTCTTGCTGCTGCCAGCTCACCACGCCGGCGCGGTCGGCCTTGATGGTAAATCGCAGGGTCGAATAAGGGCCGCCGTCTGCTATTTCATCGGCCTGTGAATAGGTGAACGACGTCGTAGCCACCCCGGTCGAAATCGACGCCGAAATCTCGTCGATGTAGCCGTCGTTATTCGTCCCGGCCGCCCGCTGCATGTGCATCTCGATCTTGACGTATCGGGTCAAAGCCGGCAGCGGCATCGAAAGGGTGCGCTTCGTCCAGGTGGAATAGCTCACCAGGCCGGCCGCTTGGCTGGCCAATGGATTTTGTGCGCCGTCCAGCGCCTCCACGATGATCTCGGCCTTGTCGGACCCGCTGAAGCTTGATTGGTGCCACTGGACGTCCAGCGTCGCCTGCCCGGCGTCGATCTCGGTGGTCGGCGCTGATACCGGCACGATCTGTTCGGCATTTGTATCGGGCTGTGCCCCGCCGAAAAAGTAGTAGCTCCCGCTGTAGGGGTCAGGATTGGTCGATCGAACTGCCAGGCTCCCGACCGTCGTGGTCCACCCGGTCGTATCGCCGGTTTCTGCCCCGGGATTGGTCAGCGCCAAGCCGTAATAGGCGCCGCTGATCTGCCTGACAAGGGCGAGGGTGTTTTCATCCTGCCCGCCCCAGACCTCGACGGTATAGGTAGTGCCCGTCTCGGGGGTGTAGCTGTTGTTGCTGGTGGCCGGCACGTCGATGTCGATCTGCGTCAGACGGTTGCGGTGCACCCAATCCAGCACCATGTCCGGTCCATCCTGGACGGTCGGCCACAGATCGCCGTTGACGCGCAGGAACTGCGGCGGGTAGGGGCGGTTTGCTCTGCTCTGGATCGTCAGCGGGCCGGCGACCGTCGCGCTGGACGGGTCCAGCTCGCCCTGCGCGGTGCGGGTCACGGCCCGGTGATAGACGACCGCGCCGGCGCCGTAGATGTTGGGGTCCAGGGTTGCCCCCGCCTCGGTGCACCAGATGCGCGCGCCGGCGGCGTGCGGCTGCGGCACGGTGTCCAGGTGGCCGCGGGTCACGCTGATCTGGCCGTTGGCCAGGTCCAGGTAGGTGACGCGCATGAACTCGCCGTCGACCTCGACCAGTTGGCCGACCTCAAGACCGAGCAGCAGGACGCCGGGCGTCACCGGCAGCACAGGGTCCGTGTAGCCGATCGCGGCGGTCAGGGTGGTCGACGGCGTGAAGATGCCGAACTCGGCGAACTCATAGCTCCCACCAGGCGGCAGCGCCTGAAGGTCGAAGCTCGAATGCGCGCCGGTCGGCGCCTCGGCCTGGAACAGGACGACGCCCTGGTCGCCGAATCCGGTCAGGTCCGCCTCCTGCGTGCCGGTGATCTCATGGGTCACGAACCAGGCCGGGGCCTCCTCCTGGCGCTGGTAGACCACCGCCTGCGCCGGTCCGACCGGATCGACCCAGCCGCTCGGCTGCGGCGCGCCGTAGGTGGCGACGCCGCGCGCGAACTGGTCCTCGACGGCCTCGATGGTGACAGTCCCGGCGGTCAGCTCGCCGAACCCGATCTTGGTCACGCGCATGGGCATGTCGGTCACGCCCAGCTCGGCCCAGGACAGGCGGAACAGGTCGCCCGGGCGCAGCCCGCTGGCCGACCGATGGGCCGACAGAACCACGCGGGCGAGCGGGTAGCTCATGGCGCGCAGCTCTCGCGCCGCGATCTCCGACGCCAGGGCGCCATCGCCGACGCCCGGGAAGGTCTGCTCGCTGCTGACCACGCCGCCCTGCGTCTGGATATTGGCGGTATCCTGCGCCGCCGCGTAGCGCTCGGCGTCATCGGCCGCCCGGTCCTGGAACCGGACCCGCACTTCGTTGGTCGTTTCGTCCCAGGCGCCGCGGCTGTAGCTCCGCAGCTCTGCGACGTTGCTTTCGTCGTACAGCGGCAGGCTTGAGACGCTGTAGCCGCCGCGGACCAGCGCCAGCGACCACAGGCCGGTCTGGTGGTCGATGTAGAGCGCGCCGTCGATCTGCGCGAGGATGGTCTGGGCGACCTCCTGGATCGACTGGCGACCGCTCCACAGCAGATGAAGGCCGTTGCCCTCGGTGGCCAGGGTCTGCGCGACCGTGCGCCAGCCGGCCTGGTCGATCTTGCCTGGCGGGATACCGGCGCCCCAGACCGGGTCGGTCAGCAGCTCGAACAGGGCCTCGGCCGGGTTGGCGCCGCCGCCGACGTCCTCGACGCCGCTCGCCAGGCCGTTCGGCAGCCGGCGGGCCGTGATCTTGAACGGGCGGGGCTGGCTGGTGGTGCCGATGTAGCCGCGCCACAGCGCCGCCTGTAGGCCGCGGTAGGCCGGCACATCAGGGATATGGCCTTGCAGGTAGGCGTGGGCCGTCTGGCTGCTCTCGCCGCCCAGCAGCTCCAGGGTGCCGTCCAGGCCGCCGCCCGACTTGTCCCCGCCCCACAGGCTCGGCTTGCTGATCGTCAGCGTCGCCGACGGGCCGCTGGTGCCGGTCCAGACGGTATCGTCGCCGGCGCGGACCTTCAGGATGCTGGTCACAGGCCCGTGGCACAGGCCCAGGTGGAGACTGACGTAGTAGCGGTAGCCGACGGTCACCCGTTTCTTCGAGAACAGGCCCGTCTTGACCTTTTCCGTCACCGGCTGGGCGACGAAATCGCCGAACCAGACGACGTTCGGGCCGGCGATCTCGCGCGTCCCCCACAGCACCGGCACGGCCCGGGCCTCGGTCGCGGTGGGAAAGCCGAAATCGGACAGCTTCGCGGCCTTGGCGTTCTCGATCTTGGGTTTGGGGCGCAGCAGCTCGCCGACGATCGTCGTCACGAACCAGGTCAGCAGCAGCGAGAACAGGGCCATTACTTGACCACCCCGCTGCCGCCGGTCAGGCCGCCGCCCGACGTCACGATGCCGACTGACTGCGCGCCGCCGTCAGCGCCGGCCTCGAACGGATTGCGCCGCGGAATGTCCGCGAAGCCGAAATAGTTGTCCAGGTTGCCGAACTTGGTCTTGCAGGTGGCCCGGGTATGGTCGCAGCCCGGGTAGATATGCACCACGTCGGTCGGCTGCCAGTCCTCGAACGGCATCGAAATCGTGATCTGGTTCGCCGCGTGGCTGGTGATCAGCCGCTGGTCGTCGAAGTTTCGGGCGATGAAGCCGCCGGTCCAGTAGCCGTCCGGCTGGCTGGCGAACTCGGGCGCGGTCAGGGTGACGCCATCCGTGCCGCTCACCCCTGCCGGCGCGACGGCGACCTGATAGGCCAGGCTGTTGACCTTGCAGCCCGGCCCGTACAGGACGTGGTTGCACAAGCTCTGGTAGGTGTAGCGCAGCCCGTCGCGCAGCAGCACGGCGCCGGCCGGCTCGCAGTCCAGGGCCGCCTCCTGCCCGCTCCAGGATACCGACCGCACCCGGCCGGACCAGTACAACACCACCTCGGCGTCCGGGTCGCTCAGATGGGTGCGGTAGATGTCCAGCCAGACGGTCGAATGCGGCACGATGACGCGGAACCACAGCGCCGCCGGGTTGGTGCGCTCTACCCGCACGGTGATCTTGCCCTGGCCGTCGCCGGTCATCTCCGGCGCGCTGCGGCTGATGATCGCTGGGTCATACTGGCGCGACTGGTAGACAAAGGCCCGGTCGCCGCTGGTCAGATACTGCGACTCGAGCGGGTGCTGGAAATGGTAAAGCTCCAGCACGTCGCCGTTGTTGCCGGCCTCGGTCGCGGCATAGCTCACTGTACCACCCCCCGGATCGTCGTCTCACAGCGCGCCGTCGTGGTCGTGATCCACGACAGCTCCAGGGCGTCGCCCTCCAGACGGTAGACGCCCGCCAGCATGGCCCGGCGAATGTCCGCCGGGGTCAGGGTCACGCCCAGCGCGGTATCGATGGTCAAGACCTCGGTGCCCTGCGTGGTCCCGACTGCGCTGCCGGTAATGCGCCGGTAGTACCAGGTGCCATCGGCGGCCTGGATTGCCAGATGGTCGCGGCCGGCCGCCAGGTCGTAGTACAGCGGGTAGTCGATCGCCTCGATGGTGATGGCCTGCGCGGTCGGGCTGATGGTGTCGGTCACCACCAGCTCATCGGCCCAGGTCGGGGCGACGAACGCGCGCCAGCGGCCGGCCCGGTAGTAGGCCCAGCCGCGCCAGGCGGTGATCGACGGGCGGTCGGTCAGCAGCCAGTCGTGGCGCCGGCGAGGGCGCGGGGTATCGCTCGGGTCGGCGATGCTGCGCTTGCCGGTCAGGTAGTCCACGACCTCGATGGCCCGCGCGTGCGTGACGTCGAGGGTCTGGCCTCGGTCTGGCTCGCCCTCCAGGACGTCCAGCGTCCCGGCCAGCGCCGGCCCCGGCGTCTCCGCGTGCTCGCTGTCGTCGGCGAAATCGAACCGCAGGCGTGCCGCGTGCGCGGTGGCGACCAGGTGGCCGACGGCCTGCGACGGCTGCGCGTGAGCGGTGCGGACCGGCACGATCGTCGCCCCGGCCGGCCAGGACTGCGCGGTCGGCCTGACCAGGGTGATCTGCCCGCTGGTCTGGCTGGCGATCTCGACGATCTCATGCGCCAGCGGGCCGGTGGTGAGCATGGCCAGCCCCCCGACATGGTAGTCGCGGTCATCGGTCGGCACGCTGATCGACGTCGCCCCGGCGGCCACCGGCGCGGACAGCCGGCTGGCATCCGGCCAGAATGGCACGCCGTAGATTCTCGACTGCCAGCCGGTGAGCAGCGCGTCAAGGAGCACCGTCTCGCGCCGCTTGCCTTGGAGCACCCGGTATTCAATCGACCGCCGCGGCACCCGCCGCAGCCGGGTCCGGTACTCGGTGCCGTCTCGCGCCTCCACAATGTCGGTCAGCCACTCCAGCCGCTCGGTGATCGGCTCCGACCAGTCGGGCGGGAAGGCGAACACCACGACCCGGCGCCCGATGACCTGAAGGTCGGCCGGATCGCTCGGGCCAAAGTCGAAGTCGTAGGTGACGTCGAAAACGGCCGGACCAGTCGGGTCGATCTCGACCGTGTAGATTCTGGCCTCCAGCGGCGCGAATGTGGTCGGCGCCGGCTGCGGCTCGACCAGGGTAATGCCGGTGGTGTCGCCGGTGGCGGTGATCGCCGTCAGCGTCTTGGGCTGCTCCCGGTAGGCGTTCCAGACCTCTGTCGTCCGGGTGGTGGCGCCGACCATGTTGCCGACGTCGAGCACGCCGGGGTTGACGTGGATGCGGTCGTAGTAGTCGTCGCCGAACGAAATGCCGCGCACGGATGCCCGGGCGGTTGGCGCGTGCGTGCCATCTACCGAGGCCCTCGCGCCCCCAAAGCCGACAGATACACCACCAACGCCCGCGCTGGTAGTCCACTGACTGTTGAACTCGGCCCAAGGCGCGCCCGGCGGTGCTACGTCGTGGTAGCCGATGCCGGGGCCAAAAGCTCCAGAAACGACCGCCACTAGACCACCTTCTTGTAGGCGTAGCCGTACCACCCGCTATTCGGTTTTCCGTCGCGCAGGCTCGGCTCTTTCTTTGCCTTGGCAGGGAACACCACCCATTCGTCCGGGCCAAGGAAAACGCTGTCCCCGGGTTGCAGGTTTTTAATGTTAAGCAGCCGCATATCGGGTACGAACCCAAGGGGCGCCCACCTGCTCGACGGCCTCTCAGCGATGACCGGAATTGGCAGCAGCGGGGTCAGGCCGTTGGTGTCATTCGGAGCGTTGGCAATCAATGGCTCCATCATGTAGCTGCCTCGAAACAACGGCGTGCCGCGACCCCCAACGGTATGATTGTCCGCCAACTCTCTCCATGTTTGCCCGTCATACGGAAACAGGATGTTCGTTCGCTCTGCCCCTGCCTGAT